CGAGTTCAAGAATGGCCCACCAAGAATTGCATTTAAAGAACTGACAGATTCGGCTGCCGTATCAAAGCGGTCAAACTTGCTAACAAGCTGCATCATATCATTGATCGCAAGTCCGGTTCTCTTTGACTGTGCTTCAAGATTTTTGAAGGCATCAACACCATTCTTGCCCATTGCTGCGATTTGCGGTGCCATTTGTTGGAAGTCACCCGCTATTTGACTCGCTGAAACCCCCAAGTCTTGTGCAAAGACAAATAGTTCCCTTTGCAGGGCAGCAGCTTCTTCAGTAGACTGTCCAAGAACCTTTGTAGCAAACTGGATGTTTTTTGCTGCTGTTTCGGAAGCAATGCCCAATTCATTTAAAATAGCAACATTTTCACCAAGAACACGCTGTTCTTGTTCGCTCATCTCTGTGAAATCAGAAACATTCAAGAAGAGAGACTGAACAGACTGCCCAGCTTCCGCAGAAGAAATACCTTGCCTGGCAAGAGAACGCTCTAGTCCGCGAATGTTATCATCAAACTTGTCAATTGCTCCTGTTGTTTTGACAAAACTAGTAACTGCTTGGTCTTGTGCGATTGCCATTTGCAAACTGTTGGAAGCAACAGCACCGATAACCATAGCCGGATTTACTGCTTTCAGTTTGTCCATTGCCCCGGTAAGACCTGCCATTGGGTTGAGTAACCTTTCGCCAAGAAGCTTAGACTGCTCTGTCATACCGGTGGTTATTTTGAGCAGGTTGCCCATGGCCTCTTGGCCGGCTTCCTCTAAACCAAGTTTTGTCCTTTCAGCAGCAATTAACTTAAGTTGAGCCTGATACTCTTCTTCAGTTAGGGTAGCCTTCTTTTCTGCTAACTTTTCTTCTTCTTTTTGAATTTCTGCAAGTCTTATTGAATTATTGAGCCTTAGTTCGTCTATCCCTATTAGGGAATCTCCGATTTTCTTTAAGTCCTCAACTAGTTCCTTTTGTTCGTTAAGTTGTATTAGCTGATCATTAAGGTTCTTTAACCTCTCTTCCTCAGTAGAAGTTCTTTCTCTATGAAGTTGCAAAAGAGATTCAAGTTCAGCTTTTTCTTCATTGCTGAACTCTCTACTCTCTTCTCTACGAAGTCTTTGTAGTTCTAATAGTCTTTCTGCTTCTTGAACACTTAAAGCCATCGTTTATACTTCCTTATTTGAAAGGCCACTTGATGCCAGTCTCTCTTTCAAAAGACTTAATAGAATTGCCCAGTTTTGCTCTATTCTTATAAGTTGTTGGGTGATCCAAACCATATCTTCTTACAGCATCCATGTAACGCTTTTCTCTTCCGATCGTGTCAGCAAAGGCGTGGATGTCTCCTTCGCTTCCCGTAAATGCCATTGGAAGTTTCTTGTTCCCAAACATAGCGCCAAGAACAAGCTCAATAATGCCACCAAATGTTTCCAAGAAACCTTCGTTTAGAGACTGAGCCCTGAGTTCGTTGAAATCTACCTTTATTGTTGTTAGCTTGCCTTCGGTCACCACTGTTGGTTCTTCACCAGCCTCTTCGGTTCCATCACCAGCTTCTTCTGCCTTGCCGCTCCACTGGTAATTGGCGAGAACTGTGGCATAACCTCTCATGAGAGGTTCAAGGAGAAAGTTGTTTTTGAAGTAGGCATCTTTTGTTTCTTTGTTTGATTCTACTTTTTTCTTCTGTTTTTTGAGCGTTTCAATGTATTCTGAAATAATAGCAACCATTTCAGATTCTGCTGTGTTAGCATCTTGCTTATCAAATGGTTCGTTTATTTTGTCAAGAACTTTCTCAAACTCTTTTGCAGAGTCGTTTATAAAGTTTTGCTGATCTTGGCTCAACTCTTCTACCAAGCCCTGACTTCTTAGTCTCTCCTCCTGTATTCGCCCTTCTTCGTCGGGGGCTAAGATCCTAGTATCAGCACTCTCAAAACTTTTTAAAACTCTATTAGCAACAGTAAGAGTAGCAAAAGTTCTCATAAGACCTACTATTTGTGTTGAATACTTACCAAGTGGTGTTTTCTCAACGAACTTTCTCATGTTTGTGTCAAATGGTGTTCCAACATAACGAAGACCACCAACAAAGCGAGCACCACCACCTGGGGCTATGTCTGGTATGATTATTTCTTTTTCGTCAGAGGTTTCGGTTTCTGGCTCGTCCGGCTCTGTCTCTTCAGGCTCGTCTTCAGGCTCGTCTTCAGGCTTTGTAGCGTCAGCGGCATCCCTGACAAATCTAAGAGCCCATAACGCAGCCTGCATGTGTTTTTTCTGATATAATACACTAGGCGTGCCTTCTTTTGGCTCACCTATGATCATCTGCATAAATCTTTCTTCATCACCGGGAGGATTCATTTTAGCAGTGTATTTGGCAATAAAATCTAACATTGCATCAGTAATATCTTCTTCGGCTTCTCCTGCAACTGTCCCAGCCTTAGAAATTCTTTTCTCGTCAGGCTCAAGCTTATTCCATGTGTTAAGAAAATATTCTAATATTTCTTCAAGATCTTCTTTCATCGAAGCAAAAATCTCACCCTTTTCGTCATCTGAGATTTTATCAGAATCAAAAATATTATTGACCATGGCTTCGATTGCTTGTCTTCCGGGTCCATCTTCAAAGCCCTCTAGGAGAAGCATCAGTTCTTCTTTTAGTAGCGACTCCGCTAGAACAAGATCGATTTCTTCATTTAGGTTATCCATTTACAATAAATCCCCTTCTCCCTATAAATAGTTTCCAAAAGCAAAAAGCCCGAAGGCTTAACGCCTACCGGACTTAGACTTCTTCATTGCTTCCTCTGTCTTCTCATTTTCCTTTTTGATTTGGTCAGCGAGACGCTGGAGGAACCATCTGCGGATTGTTATTGGTAGATTGTAAGCCTCGGTAAAAGACCAGTTGCCGTGATACTTTAGGAGAAAGAATTCCTCATACACGGACTGGATGTAGTTATTGTCTAGACCAAAAGAAATCTACCGTTAAAGGTATGTCCACCTCCTTTTCAAAGCCGCAAGAAGGACAAGCAAAGTGTTGGGTCATGTCAAGCCCTGGAACGACCTTCAGGTAAGCCGCACGCAAATAACGGGAGTCATATGCGGGAAGAACTTCAATGGCCCTGTGGATGGTCTGTAGGTCTTCTACGCCGTTTATTGAAACGATGATCTTGCGAAGTTGATCGGTCAGGTTCGTTTCGTAAGCAACCTTCTTCTTTGACTGCATCTTGGAAACCAGTTCGTTCTCATCTCGGTTTGTCAAAAGACGAACCTCAACCTCAAACTTGGTCTTTGGAAGACGAATGGTAAAGGTTCCACGATCGGTTGGAACAATGTCATGCCCCTCGTGGTCATCACCGTGGTAAGCCTCAACAGCATCAAGATCAAATGTGTTCTCTGAAACCGTTGTGCAGTTGGGGCAAGTGACCTTTGTTGTGTAGTCTGGCCCAAAGCCGTTGATGCGGGAAGCAACAAGAATGGCGTTCTTGTCGCCCGTTAGAAGGGACTGGACATTGACGCGCTTGTTAAGGATGATGTTGCTTAGGAAGCGGTCAATGGCAATGCCCTTCTTAAGAAGTGAAGGCGAAGTTAGAATGTCTTCGTCCTTTGCTGTCATGTATTTGATTTCAATAGTCTCTTCCATGTGTAGAGGATGCCCTTCTGGGTAGAAGCGCCCCTTTGACGGAAGATCGACCAACTCGGTAGGAACTGAAAAATCAAATGTTGGTTTGTTCTCTGTCTCGTTCGTCTCGTGCGTTTGTGGTGGGGCTTCTGCTCCCGCTCCAAAACGCTTGCTGTTATCTCTCATTATTACCTCTTGTTAAATGTGTTATTCGCTTTATTCCAGCACACTCACTGCATTAATTTCTGGAATGTTTTGGGCGGCCTGTTCCTCCTCAACAGTGCCGGGCAACTCTTCACCGGTCACAGAATCTGAAGTTGTGTAATTCTGCTCTGCGCCGGATGTGTCGCTCTCAACAACATTCCCTGTAGCAGTATAACCCGGACAGTTTCCTTCTGCAAGCCAATCTTGAAAATTTGGTCTTAAATCTGGACTGACGCCATTATACATAGAGTCGTAGATAGATTCGCAATTGCTTTTTATTTTGCTTTCTGTCGGTTTGCTTTGCTCTGGGTTGACATTATTGCCATCTGCAAAGTAATCGTAATACTGCTCTCGACCAACCTTGGGGAACTCGACTTTAAAGTTGGAGTAATACCAAGTCATTGAGATCTCTACAAGACCATCAGAGGAATAGTCCAACTTTCCAAAGTCAACCGAACTTGGGTAAGCGTTGTAGAGAGTCCACTTTTCAAGTTCGTTGCCCTTGTGATCCAATTGAAAAATCTGGACTTCCCCGATCGTGTCCAAGAAACTACTAACAAGAGCATCTTGGCCGGGGCCATATTTATTGAAAATGATTCTTCTAGCCTGGTCTTCGTTCAGACCGCCTCGACGAAAAAGCCTTGCAATCTTTCTTGTTGTGTTTGGATAATATGGATCAACAAGAACCATGCTGATTTCTTTGTATTGTGGGTTAGAAACCTTTGGACTTGGATTTAGGGGAAAGAACTGTGTAGCATATTGACCCTTATTCGGGTCAACAATGGTCATTCCTGGCTTGTCAATAGACTTTGCATACCAGGCAACACCGTTTTCGCCATCCTGGTCATCAGCAAAAACATCGCCCTCTTTAGGGCGAATGTCTTCTAACGCAAAGCCAGGAATAACAACTTTGAACCGAAACTGAAGTTTCGGATCTCTTGGTCCTGAAAACGGGTCTGCTTCCTTAGTCGTCCAAAACTGAGGAAGCACCACATCTACAAAATCGTCAACTGGAGCCATTCAGCCTCCTTTAGTTGGAGCCTGGTGTAAATCTTGGTAGAGTTCTGACGGTGGACTGCGGGCTTGTGAAAGTGGCCCAGTCATAACGGACCTTAAGGGTAACTTCTGTAAGGTCATCAGAACTGTAGTCTAGGTCGCCGAAAGTAATCTCCTTGACCCAACCATTGTTTAGAGTCCACTCTTCAACAGCGTTTCCATCTTCGTCAATCTGCTCGACCAAGACTGTTCCGAGAGCACCAACAGAATCAGACTTGGAGACAGAGGAGAAATCTGTGTCTGCATTGATGCCGCCTGGAATACGGTAACCGGCAGCAATAAGAAGATCGGCTAGTGAACCACCAACATCTGGCTCGACTGGATCAACAAAAGTAATGTCAACCTCACTCCACTCTGTGCGTGCAGGCCAGTAGTAGGTGTGGTTTAGGTAGTTGTGTGAAGCCTCGGAAAAAGAGACAGATGGCTTGCTTGCCTTCTTGGCATACCAAAGGATGCCGTTTAGGGAAGAAGAACTGCCTCCCTGAAACTGAATTCTAAATCTAAAGCCTCTCTTTGGATCCCTAGCCGCCGCATTGGTCCAGAAGTTCTGTGTGTTGTCTGCCATTACAAAAATTCTCCTCTTTGTAGTAAATAGTGATTACTTTGTTTTAGTCCTCGAAAGAAGCACCAGAGCGAGTAATGATGAAGTCAATGGCAATGAACTCGATGGCGCGCGTTGGCTTAATGAAGATCTTGGCGTAAAGAATGTTTCTGTCCACAAGATCTGGAGTTGTTGTTGTCTCGTCAAGGACAACACGGTAGTCATCAATGCCGAAGTTAACCTTCACACTGTCTAGGAACTTCGTGGCACGGCTCTTGAAGTCGTTCCATGTAGCCTGGACGTTTGGCTGGAAGAGTGTTCCGGCAGAGATTCTTGAGATGCCACGCTTGACGAAGATCATTAGACGACGAACATTGATTCGGTCGAGAGCCGAAGGCGTAGCCTGAAGCGTCTTCTGGCCGAAGACCACGATGCCTTCCGCTGGGAAAGAAGCAATCGGGTTGATGTTTACGTCGTAGAGATCGTCACGGTTGCGTGAGGTTAACTTGGTCTCAACGCCGACAACTGGGAGGCCGCCAGCACCGTTGGAGAGGCCCCCTCGGTTGAACCCGGCAGGAGCGAACCAAACATCAGCAGAGCGCTCTGTGCTCGCAAGAACACCAAGAGCAACAACAGATGGTGGAACATCAAGGAGGACACCGTTGATAGTGTCTCTGACCTTAACCCATGGGTAGTAAGCAGCACCGTAAGAGTTGTTTAGGTTTCTTGCCTTGATGTTGGTAAGAACA